GCATATGTGTCGGTCGCTCAAGGCCTCGCAATCGCCGTAGAATCCGTTGACTTTGTAGTTCAAATTGGTAGCGACTTTGGTGGACCAATACAACAAGTTGCCGCTGCTGACTCTTCACTCGGTACTCAACTCACCGACTTGAACCCTGGGACCGGATTCGTTCGAGGAGACAATCAATCCTTGATTGCATCTCAACGTATCGACATCGATTTCAGTGCCAATCTATCGAGTCAATCTCAAGACCTTTATCCCGACAACTTTGGCCCTGCTAATTTGTCTGAGGCGTTCATGGTCGTCAACGACACAATGTATCTAGTCGCTGGAATCGACGGCGCCGCTAGTGCGGATGTCGTTGCTATCACTGCTCGAATTCGTTGCCGTGTTGTCAAACTTGGAACCAAGGACTGGATGGCAATTGCAATCCAATCTACAGCATCGGACAACTGAGGTGATTTACATTGGCTTGCGAAACATGCAAACTTCTACAGGAGTTGCTTGAGAGTGCTGGCGTCAACACTGGCATTGCTAAGGCTGCTGGCCAATTGGCTGCACCCCTCGAAAAGAAAGTCAAACGCAAAGCAAGTGCTTACAGTATCAAGTACGGTAAGGCTTTCAAGCGAGTCGCAGGAAAGTACAAACTCAAGTCAGGACGATGGGCAAAAGACGGATTCAAGCGAGCACAAAAAGCGGCTCACAAATTAGCAAAGACAATGAAGTGATACTATGGAAAATTCAGAACGTAGACTCACCGCTTTACACCCACGCCTGAATGCTACTTACGACGGCTCGAAATGGAACGGTTTGGAAGGCTGGACTGTATTAGATGCTGCAGGGACTCAATTTGGACACGAGACTCAAATAGACTTGAGCGGCTATGCCATGGAATCCCTTACCTTCTTTCCGAACGCAGTGGGCATACAAGACCCGGGAGTGTATCTACTACGAGGGACGGAAGACCCAACCTTTTCCGGAATTCAAGTATTGGATGTAATTACCTCTGTTCCAATGGACCTTTCAACTGTTTCTAGTTTGCAGGTCCAAGGAGCGGCTCCTGGCATGTTGGAATCGGTCCACGAATTCGAGACCATTCTTTTTGGCCTATATCGTTTCTTTTCTACAAACACAAATATTCCTTATGCGAACTATGTTCAACTCGAACGTTCACAAAGATTTGATTCAGGAGAACCGACAGCAGCAGACAAACTTTTCTGTTATCGAATTGTTAATCTTACAGTCTCGGGACTTGATAGTTCTTCGAGGGTTTCGATTCCTGCAGCCCGTCAATTGATTGGTGGAGTCATGTCCGAGGAACCTGATTTAGTTTATATGCAGCGCCTGAAGAGAAGTTATGAACTTGCCAATCAGGTTTGATTTGAATGATGGGCGTGCTCCTACCTCGAATGTTTCCATCTTTTGATGACCGAGTACAAGAAATTCAACCTTATCACAAAGCCATTACCGAAATCGGCGAGAAGTTTGGAAAGGGTGAATTTCCAATTTTTGAAATCCTCGAGTTGGGAGTCCCTTTGATTCCAAAAACCAATGAGTCGAGATATTCAGACAGGCAATTAAAAGGACAGGAATATATTAAAAATAATCCACGATGGGTCCGAAGGTTTTTGTCAAGTCCCATAATTCCCCCAACTGTGAAAGTTCCCGTAGCATTGACCGTCGCCTTCATCGCTTACGGAACAGGCGGTCGTGGCCCGGCACAATGGACTCCGGAAATTCAAGCCTACGATGAATCAGCGTTCGATTATCTCGGACCCGGTAACGGATATGGGACTATGATTTGACTGCAGGACACCATCGTGGAATCCTGCGACAAGTCGAATCAGTAGAGTCACAACCTTCACAATGCCAAGCGACATTTCTTCCAAGTATCTCCGCTCGAGAATATTTAATCTCCCAAAACCTTGGGCATTCAGCACACGATAAACCGGTAATGAGTGAACCTCTTGTCGGAAGTCCTATCGAAGTTCCACAAGAACATTTGAATCTTCCATTGCTTGATGCAGTAATCATATCCTCGGCCTCCTTCCACCAAGCATAACATAGCATGGATGGCACAATGGAATATTAATTCCATTTCGATGCCAATAATACTCGTGGGGGTCTGTACATTTTCCAACTTGACAATGTTTAATCTTCATTCACTGTCCCTCCAATTGGTACTTGCATTCATGAGTCCAGTGACCACCCATGCGACATATACTGCAAAGGTAATTTTTCTGAGGCTTCGGCTTAACGTACTCTGGAGCGTTCTTTCTATCCTCTGCAGGAGTCGTCATTGGTTTCAAGAGTTGGAACCTTAGCCATTCGCTAAAGTTTGGCATCTTGCAAGCCACTTCATAGGACTCATCGCAAAGTGATACTGTCTTATTCCTCATTGCGCCCACTCCTAGGGAAGTTGTGAAGGATGTGGTGCAACTCGGTGTATAACTCCGTGTCGTGTTCGTCATTCTTTATTGCCCATTGCAATATCGTTTTCAAATGTTTCGTTCTTATCGTGACTGTTTCCGCCATGTTTGAGACTATGGGCTACTACTATATCAATGCATATGTATGTATAATGCATATGGTCAACGCAATGTCAACCCCCGGTACTACCGGGGAACGGTTGACCTTACTTAACGATATGTCCGATTTTTAAGATTGAATCCTTGATTGAAAGGCGACATTATATACCGTGGAGTATTAGCGATGGTATGGCAACATCAAAGACTGGCTCCTTTTACCTAACTGAAACTGTAACACTCCCTGCAGCACTCCAATCCGGTGGACGGGTCCAGGGCGCTATTGACCTCGGAGCATATGTGTCGGTCGCTCAAGGCCTCGCAATCGCCGTAGAATCCGTTGACTTTGTAGTTCAAATTGGTAGCGACTTTGGTGGACCAATACAAC